GAGATTGAATTGCTTAGGCAGTTGGATGATGCGGGTGTTGCGGAAGTAGTTGTATTACCTGGTGGTGTTGGTTGTGAGCGTTTTGCAGAGCATGTACTTAAGACTGCTGATACTTTTATTGATGAAGTAACTGAAGGTAGAGTGCGTGTTACATCTGTACAAATTAATGAACATGGTAGTAATTTTGCAACCTGTCATAGGGAAAGTACATCAACAGTAACTGCTCAAGAATTTGTAACCGGTATTACAAATTCTATCAATGTTAAAACAGTGGAAGAAGTAGCTACTGAGGAAGCAGTTACTGAGGAACCAGCAATTGATCATACAGCAGGTCAAGGTGCTGCTACTGTTGGAGGTGGTAAAAAATCAAATAGCATGAGCAATCCTTTTGCTGGAACATCTTGGGGAGCATAATTATGAAAAGACCAAAACAAAGCAGAGCGTATGTCTGCAAAGTAAAAAATAGTAAATCACGTACATCTGCTTCGAAAGAATACTTTCAGGTATATGTAGAGGGCGATAGATCATATTTGTTTACTACAAATGATTTAGATAAGGCTGAAATACGCGCAAAGAAAAATCCGGAGGATGTTATTGCAATTAATTTTGTAGAACCTGAACAACCAGAACCAGTTGTAGAGGTTGTCGAGAGGGTTATTGAAGTACCGGCAAAAGGTGTAATTGCAAAGATCTTTAGCGGTCTATTTGGATAAATAATTAAATGAAAACACTAATTAAATTATTTGTTGTAGCTGTAACATCAGTACTAGTATCATGTGGAGGTTCATGCTGAGGAACTTCAACATTTACAGCCGTGCGCTGTGAAGCATCCGACTTAATTGTCTCTTATGATTAATAGGTTAAAATATTTTTACAGATCAATTCTTAAAAAGGATATATGGTATCATGATGATGCAGGGTATCACAAGACTGATTGGAAAGATAACTTAATCTATATTTGCTGGCCAAGTGGTCATGAGCAGTTTTTCTGGTATACTGAAGATAATCTACTACAACGACAATCTAATAATGAAGGTTATAATGCCCATTATTGGTATAATAAGGGTAAACTTATCAGAGTGGAACATGTTGATAAGGATGATATTTGGTACGAGTACTACTAAAAACTTGTAAAATTTAGCCACAGTAACTCAGAGGTAGAGTTCTTCACTTGTAATGAAGATGTCGTCAGTTCAAATCTGACCTGTGGCTCCATTTATTAAGCACCCAACTTCTTACAAATAAATCGTAATATCTTACTACGAACAATTTCTGCAAAACCAAATTTTGTAGTATGAATACCTTGTTGATTGCAATCATCGTCATTGAGTTTATCAAAAACATCCTTATAACCAGATTGTCTAATATCAGATTGCATACAATCACCACAAACAATATATTTACTATTGCGGCCAAATCTGGTCATGATAGTTATTAACTCACCTTTAGTAAGGTTTTGAGCTTCATCAACAATAACACACGTTTTGTTAAAGGTTAAACCTCTTACAAAGTTTACAGGTATAGCATCTATTAAGCCTTTTGACCTAAGCATACTACATGTACCAGGTCCGCAAATTTCTGTTACCTTTTCAATAAGAGGCATCATGTAAGGTGAAAATTTATCATCAATTTCACCTGGTAAAGAGCCTAAACTCTTATCAGCTGATTCTACAATAGATCTAATATATATAATTTTCTCTACTTCTTGCTCACGAAGCATTTCGAGGGCTGCATATACTGCTATATATGTTTTTGCGGTTCCTGCCGGACCATCAACCAATGTCATATTTGTATTTTTATCACAAATATTGTAATAAAAATCTTGATGCTTTGGTTTGAAGTAGAATGGTTTCCGAATAGTAAAATCCAATAACCAATCTCCATTAAAGATGTCGTCTCCAATATTATTGTCCTCAACATCCACAGCTTGTTTCTTAGAACGTCTGCTCATCTATTAGTATTTAGGTGTATAACCATTAAAACCTAGTGTTTATAAGTTACTATAGTTTGCGTAAACCAGTTGAACTACGTAGATATTAGGTTATACTAGTAAGTGAATATGGACATAACTATGGATTTAGATAAAGAAACTCTTATACTTTCTGACGATAAGATCTTTTATACCATTGAAGGTGAGGGTGAATATGTAGGTCAACGTTCTCTATTTATGAGGATGGCCATGTGTAATTTAACCTGTATAGGATTTGCGAGTGAAGCTTCTCCTCATGGATGTGACTCCTTTATATCTTGGTCAGTTAAGAATAAGATGACTTTTAATGAGATCTTTCAGATGATGGAGGATAATAACTGGATTGATAAACTAATGAGAGGTACTATCTGGAAACTTACTGGTGGTGAGCCTCTTATTCAGCAGAAGCAATTGCTTAAGCTTGTACAGGCTTTTTGTCTTAAATATAATTTTACTCCTAAGATTGATTTCGAAACTAATGCTACATTAATGCCGGATAAGAGGTGGGTGAAGCTTTATAATGCTACATTTACGACTTCACCGAAGCTAACTACGAATGGTGATCCAGAAAAGAAAACCTATAAGCCTGAGGTACTTAAGTATCATAAAGATATTGGATCAGGGTTTAAATTTGTTATTAATGACCCTGCTGCAGATATTGCAGAGATCTGGGATAAGTATGTTGAGGATGATAAAGGTATTAATTTAGATCGCGATCGTATTTGGTTTATGCCAGTAGCAGGTTCACGTGAAGAGCATATTGAAAATGCAGAAGCCGTTGTTGAGTATGCTAAGTCAATGCATGTTAACTTCTCACCAAGACTTCATCTACTAGTTTGGAATATGGCTTTAAAAGTATAGTGGATTAATTACAATAACAAATTAAATAAGGGTATGCGATTGGCAATTTCAGGAACTGCACATAGTGGTAAGACAACTTTACTAAAAAGCTTTCTACATACTTGGAGGAACTATGAGTCTCCTTCTACTTCTTATAGAGACATTTTAAAGGAGAAGGAACTAGATCATTCTAAAGGAACTACACCAGAAACGCAAACAGTTATTCTAGATCATCTAGTTGATACGGTTCAGGGATATAAAATTGAAGATAATGTAGTTTATGATCGTTGTCCTTTGGATGCTTTGGTGTATACATTGTGGGCTCATGAAAAAGGTATTGAAGGTTTCGATAAAGAGTTCGTAACAAATCAAATTGCCATGTGTCGTGAGTCAATGCGCTCTTTAGATATTATATTTTTATCGCGATTTGATTCATCACAAAAGGTTGAAGCTAAAAAAGATGGTACTCGAGAGACTGATGTTGAGTTTATCAAAGAAGTAGATAATATTTTTTATACTGTATATATGCAGTATATGGCTAACCCTACATCTGATGTCTTTTTTCCAAATGATGACTCACCAACTGTAATACTTCTGCCTAATCATGGTCAGGCTCGTGTTGATCTTATTGCTGAGTATGTAACACCAGAAGGAACAATGTATGGTGAAGAAGAATCTATTCTTAATCCGGATAATTTATCTGATCTTGAGCGTCTTGTTGAACTTCAAAAAGAACAATTAGATAAAGAAGAGAAAGATAAAGCACTTTTTGAAAAGTTTGGTATTGATCAGAATCAATTTAAATTTTAGAAAGTCTGTATTTGAAATCCAATAGGGTTTGCACTTGCTGTTGTAGCTAGAGTACCATCTTCTATATCAATAGCAGATAGTTCAACGTAGTTTGTTTGTCTTTCTGATAATGCAAACTGAACTAACTCGTTACTATTGTTTGCAATTGCAGCGGATGGTAAAACCATATAATTAGTATCAGCAAAGTTGGTTAAAAAATTAAATCGTAATTTATTATTTTCCCATTGAACAGAAGCAATGTTATTACCAGCAACCAATATTGGTCCATATTGATTTTGAGCAGAAAGAGTAATCAATGCTTTAGTTGTATTACCAACAACTTGTGCGCTAAGAGCTGCAGTAGTCTCATCAACAGCAGCACTAAGAGAGCTTAACGAAGTGACATCAGCACTAAGTGAGTTAATATCAGTTGAATGCTGAGTGATAGTTGTACCAAATGTGGTATTATCTAGACCGATAATTAAATTATCATAATCCATTATGTTTGTACCTTCATCCGTTTCGACTAAAAGTAAATCACCAGAACTAATTGAGAACGTCTCAGGTAGTTCTTTTACATTATAAATGAGATCTTTATTATCAACGCAAGGCATGCTAATATTTATGGGGATAACAGTTGATTCTAACATACTTTAGATTAAAATATTATGTATGGATAAAGTAGGTGTGGGTATTATTACGTGTGATCGGGTTAATATGTTTAATGTTTGCTTTGAGTCCCTCAATGATGAGTGGTATGATGAACTGGTAGTTGTTGATGATGGTAAAGAGGACTACCCTCTAATGCGTAAAGGAGTTGAATTTATCCGTACTACTGGTGGAGTAGGTGTTGGTAAAGCAAAGAACGCTGCTATTCAGAACCTTTTAGATAAAGACTGTGATTATATTATTCTTGTTGAAGATGATATGAAGTTTACGGGTAACTTATTTCAAGAGTATATAAATGCTTATAAAGAAACTGGGATTCACCACTTTATGTTCGCTTATCATGGACCAGCAAATAAGGCTGGTATAAGCTATGGTAAGCCTGTACCACGAAAAGTTGTTAATTATGGTGATAGTCAAATTGCTCTTAACCAGCATTGCGTAGGTGCTGTTACTTTTTATACTAGAGAGTCTCTAGAGAAGGTCGGTTTGTATGATGAAGGATATACGAATGCATTTGAGCATGTAGATCACTCGTATATGTTGGCAAAGAGTAACTATAGTACTCCTTATTGGTGGTGGGCTGACGTTGCTAACAGTTTAGACTTTGTAGTTGAACAGAAATGTTCAGAAGATTCATCTGCCATTAGACCTAGATCAGATTGGCAATCTAATATTAAAGATGCGTTTGATTTTTTTATTAACAAACATGGTGTAAGCCCGGTTCAAGTACCAGATACACCGGTGGAAGAAGTAGTTAAAACCTTAAAAACAATTTATAATGCACAATCTTAAAGATAAATTAACATTTCTTATTGCTGCAAAAGTAGATCATGATGATAGACTTCGTAATATTCGCTCTACTCTCAGTTACCTCAGGCATCATTTTGATGCAGATATTATTATTAGTGAGCAAGATACTTCAAGTAAATTACATGATATGTGTAAAGCATTTAAATGCAGACATATCTATATTGAAACTGATGAGTTTTTTAATAGGCAGCGAGGAGTTAACCTTGCAGCAAAAGAAGCAACTACTCCTGCTATTGCTCACTATGATGCCGATATTTTATTAAGACCTCAGCAAATCGTAGGTGCAACAGAAGCTATTGTAAGTGGTAGAGCTCAATTGGTATACCCGTATGATGGTAATTTTTATGATGTACCAGAGAAATATTTTGATATTATAAATGAGACTAAAGATCTTACTAATGTAAATTTAGAAGAATGTATTCTTTTTAATCCTCATTCAGTTGGTGGTGTTGTAATGTTTGATAGAGAGCATTATTGGAAGTGTGGTGGTGCTAATGAGCATTTTAAGAGTGTAGGTTATGAAGATAATGAAATTAATGCTCGATTTAAAACATTAGGCACAAAAATTATGCGTACTCAATGGCCTTTATGGCACCTTACGCATGCAAGAGGTGATACTTCATTTAACCATAATCCTCATATTGATTTTAATAGAGATTATTGCTTAGAAATTCAGAGTATGAATAGAGAGCAGTTACAAGAGCATGTTGATAAGTGGGATTGGCATAAAAATATTACAAACGGATGATAACTTCAACTAGAATAGGGCGGTATGGTAATACATGTAATTCGCTATTTCAGTTTGCAGCTGTTATTGGTATGTCAAAGAAGACAAATATCGAATGTTGTATACCTTATAACGAAACCTATTATGATGTTAATTATGAATGCAATAATTTTTCTATTTTTGATGGTTTTGATCTAGATGTACCTGTTCTAGATCTCGGTATACTTAATTTTAAGGAGGTTAATTTTCCATTTGAATATGTAGATAAAAGAGTTGATGACTTTACAGATATGGTTGGTTATTTTCAGTCAGAGAAATATTTTGAAGGTACTGGTACAGAGCTAAAACGACAGTTGCAGTTTAAAGAGTCTGTTAAAGAGGTTGTAGATCGGAAGATTGTAGAAGGTATATACCCTAATCCGGATAATTGCACATCTATTCATATTAGACTTGGTGATTATACAAAGAAAAGAGAGTTTCATCCTGCTCAACCCGCTGAATATTATAAGACAGCTAGTAAGTTGGCTGCATCAAAAGAATATATGATATTTTCTGATGATATAGAAACAGCTAAAAAGATGTTTGGTGATAAAAATACGTATTATTCAGAAGAAATAAATCCATTTTCAGCTCTCTATCATATGTCTCTTTGTAGAAACAATATTATTTGTAATAGCTCTTTTGGTTGGTGGGGCGCTTATTTAGGTGAACTAAAAGATCCGTTGAAACATAAAACTATAGTTGCACCGAAAAACTGGTTTGGTCCAGCACATAACTATAACCCAAAAGATATTATACCAGATAGATGGACAATCCTTTAAAAATATATTTACAAGATTCTGCTTTTGCGCATTGTATTTTTTCAAACAATCCAATGCCACCTAAACAGTATACCGATAAAGTCGAGTGGGTACGTGATGGTAGTTTTACTAATCAAGATATAGTTGTATGGACAGATATCGATATACCTAATGCTTTATACAGGACAGGTAAAAATATTGCATGGTTAGTAGAAGCGTGGGATCATATTCCACATATATATGGATTCGTACTCAAACACTACGATAAATTTGAAGCTATTTGGACACATGATAAGGAACTATTACAAAAAGTTCCTAACGCAATAAAATTACCGTATGGTGGGTGCTGGATAGATAGTTTTGATTGGGATATACACGAAAAGACTAAAAACTTTTCTATTATTGCTTCTGGGAAACAACAACATGAGGGTCACAGATTAAGGCATCGGATTATAGCAGGGTCCGGTAATAATATTGATGTTTTTGGTGGGGGGTATAATCCTTTAGATAATAAAATTGATGGGTTGAGAGATTATAGATATCACTTTTGTATTGAGAATATTAATCGCGATTACTGGTTTACAGAAAAACTAATTGACTGCTTTGTTACAGGAACTATTCCTATTTATTGGGGATGTCCTAGTATAGGAGATTTTTTTAATACAGAGGGAATGCTTATATTTGATAATATTTCCGAGCTTCCAGAATTACTTAAGCAATGCACTTTAGAATATTATGAATCAAAAGTTGATATACTTAAATCTAATTTTGAATTAGCTAAAAACTATAGGTTAGCAGAATTAACTATTCCAACTATAGTGGATAAAAATAGCTGCACATATAAATAATAGCATGCCTATTAATAATACCACCCCGGTAATAGTACCAGCAGTGTCAGCTTCCCCGGAATTAGAGTACGATCAATTATGGTTAAAAAATATTACAATTGATGCGCCGGATTCTACACGTGGTATGATCTCAATTGAGTCTGTACCATATAGTAGTTTGTCTGCTGCATTTGCAGAAAATAGTGAAGTTGTCTCAATATTTACTGATGAGCTTTGGACAGCTGTAGCAGAAGTACCCTCAGTTGCTGTTGCTATGGATGCAATCTTCACCGCTACTACAGATTTAAGAGCTTGGACAGAAGCTCGTCTACCATAAACTAGTTGACTATTCTAAAATATCATCTATAATATATGTAGATGAAAGTTCTAGTTACTGGAGGCCGTGGTATGCTTGGATGTCATATTCAAGATAAGCTTTGGACAACATCCCATGAGGGTATATTTGTAGGATCTAAAGATTATAATCTAACCTCACAGTTTCAAGTAAGGAAAATGTTTGAGGAAATAATGCCTGATGCAGTTATTCATGCTGCAGCAAGAGTAGGAGGCATTCAAGAGAATATTGATCATCCAATTGAGTTTCTTGAGCAGAATATCTTAATGAATACAAATGTTGTTCATGAAGCTTATAAATATGGAGTAAGAAAACTTATCGGTGTTTCAAGTACTTGTGTTTATCCGGATGCTCTACCGGAGGACTACTACCCTCTAGAAGAAAATTATTTACATCTAGGGCCTCCTACGCCAACTAACTTCGGTTATGCTATGGCTAAAAGAGTCATGGGCACGCAAATTGAATTATATAGGGAGAAATATGGTGTAGATTATTCAACTATATATGCTTGTAATCTTTATAGCCAATATGATAATTTTAATAATGAAAAGAAAGCGCATTTTGTAACTGCATTAATTAAGAAGATTCAGAATTGTGTAGAGAGTGAAGAAACAGTTCTTAAATTATTTGGAACAGGTAAACCATTAAGACAATTTATACATGCAAGTGATCTTGCTGATATTATCGTACAAGGCTTAGATAAAATACTTAAGACAGACTTTAATGTTGCTGGTGATGAATGCCATTCTATTAGAGAGATGGCAGAAATTGCTCTAGATATTTTAGATAAGGATTTAATTTTGAACTTTGATACACTAATGCCTGATGGTCAAATAAGAAAAGATGTTTGTAATAAGAAAATGAGAGAATTATTTCCTGAATTTGAGTTTAAATCATTTGCAAATGGTATAGAGTCAGTCTATAATTCAGTATTAAATGAATAACACGGTAGAGCTTTTAGGATATTACGGTAGTGATGAGGTTATTGCTTGCAGCGCATGGACATCAACTAGTAGAGATTTAAATGAAAAGAAACGAAAGAGAATTCCGAAGCTCATCGACATGCTTTGGAGCAACGGACACGAGACCCCTTTTGAGAAAGGTACAGTCCATTTCCTTATTGATTGTGATATTGCCAGTCATATTCATCTACTTAAGCATAGATTGGCTTCGATCAATGCTGAGTCGGCAAGATACAAAGAACTAAAAGAGGATAAGACTTTTATTCCTGATGATTGGCCTGATGATTGGAAAATTCAATTAGAAGTTTATACAGCAGCTGGTAATACTTTGTATCATGAAGCTATTCAAGCATTAGAACCTATACTTGGACGTAAAAGAGCTAAGGAAAGTGCACGATTCTTTAAGACATATAATTCGAAGATTCAAGCTGATGTAACGTTTAATATGCGTTCTTTTGCTAACTTTCAAAAGCTACGTAATAGTGAGCATGCTCAAAAAGAAATTAGAGAATTAGCGGATGATATGCTAACGTTAGTTAAGAATATTAAAGGTAATCCTTTTGAGCATACACTTGCAATCTGGGAAAAAACCTTATAATATAGGTATGAAACCTGTTAAGCTTGTATCAGATACAATTGATCATGAAGATGTAGCTGGCCTTATTAACTGGCTTAATCAACCAGAAATACCTCAACTTACAAAAGGTCCTATAACTAAAGAGTATGAATCAAAGTTTTCTGATTGGCTTGGTTCTAAACATTCTGTTTTTGTTAATTCTGGATCATCTGCTATCTTACTAGGTCTTGCTGCACTTAAGTTTGGAGGTAAGCTAAAGAATAATAAAATTGTTGTACCTGACTTAAGTTGGGCTACTGATGTTAGTTCACCTTTAATGTTAGGTCTTGATCCTATTCTAATTGATGCTAATGATCAAGATCTTTCAGTAGATCTCAGTAAACTAGAATGGATTTTTAAACGTCAGAATCCATCAGCATTTATTTTAGTATCTGTTTTAGGTCTAGTACCTGACATGGAAAAGATTGTTGAGCTTTGTGATACGTATGATGTTCTTCTTATTGAAGACGTCTGTGAGAGTATGGGTTCAGAGTATAAAGGTAAAAAACTCGGCACATTTGGTATCATGAGTTTCTACTCTATGTATTATGGTCATCATATTTCTACTATTGAAGGTGGAATGGTTTGCACTAATTACGACGAGATTAATGAGTTACTTCTAATGATTCGTAGTCACGGATGGGATAGGGATCTAGATGATAATAGTAAAGCTGTACTACGATCAAATAATAGAGTAGATGATTTTAGTGCGCAGTTTGCTTTCTATTTACCTGGATTAAATGTACGATCAACAGATCTACAAGCTGTAATCGGTTTACGTCAAGTAGATAAAATTGATAAGTTCTCAGCTGCACGTAATAAAAACTTTAAGTTATACCAAGAGCTTTTAGATGATAAAGATAGTCTTTTGAATATTGTTGATAGAGAGGACTGCTTTATATCTAGCTTTTGCTACCCTATCGTTAGTTATGATAGAGATAAAATCGTAAAACGTCTTCGTGATAATGGGGTTGAGTGTAGACCACTAATTGCAGGTTCAATGACTATGTCTCCAATGTGGAAAAAATTTGGTACAGGTCATACAAATATACCAGTATCAACAATGATCAATAAATATGGCTTTTATGTACCGAATCATCAAGGTATGTCGGAGGAAGATGTTAAGAATATTGTTAAATTAATTAAAGGATGAAAACAGCACTAATTACAGGTATTAATGGGCAAGATGGATCTTATCTTGCAGAGTTACTTTTAGAAAAAGGTTATGAAGTATGGGGAACTATTCGCCGCAACTCATCACCGGAATATAATACAACACGATTAGATCATATTTTTAACAATATTAATCTCGTCTATGCTGATCTGACTGATATGTCTTCTCTAGTTGGTGTATTACAAAAATCTAACCCAGATGAGATTTACAATCTTGCTGCGCAGTCGCATGTACGTGTTAGCTTTGATGTACCTATCTATACAGCTGAAGCTACCGGAATTGGAACATTGAATCTACTTGAAGCAATTAGACTTACTTGTTCTACTGCTCGAATTTACCAAGCTTCTTCAAGTGAAATGTTTGGTAATACTATTGATGAAGATGGTTTTCAGAGAGAAACTACTCAACTTAATCCAGTAAGTCCTTATGGATGTGCAAAAGTTTTTTCATACAATATTTGTAATAATTACAAGAACAGTTATGGTATGCATATTAACAATGGTATACTTTTTAACCATGAATCACCAAGACGTGGTATGAACTTTGTAACAAATAAGGTTGTAAATGGTGCTGTAGATATTAAGCAAGGTCGTAAGAAAGATCTAGTTCTTGGTAACCTCTCAGCAAGCCGTGATTGGGGGCATGCTAAAGATTACGTCAAGGCAATGTGGTTAATGCTTCAACAAGATAAGCCTGATAATTATGTTTGCTCTACTGGCGTATCTCATACAGTTCAACAGCTAGTTGATTATACGTTTAAAACTTTAGGGCTTGATTCTAATAAGTATGTAAAAACATCTCAAAAATTTGAACGACCTGAAGAGCTTAAGCATCTTAAAGGTGACTCTACTAAACTAAGAACCAATCTTGGCTGGACTCCAGAGTATACATTTGAGACTATGCTTGATGAAATGATTTTTGTAGCAGCTAATAAGCGTAATAAAGATGTTGATACTAAGAAGATTTAGACTATAATATTAAAGAGAATATGATTATAACACAAGAAAAGTATAATGGCGATTTCATTCATAAGCGTTTTGCATATGAACAATTTCGAAAAGAAGTCTCTCCTGTAGGTAATATTGTTGCTTTTCGAGCACCGATGGATGTAACTGAGAATCTTATCGATCTTGAAGATACTCTTTCCGATGACTTTATTGCTTCAGAAGATGCTATTAATTTCTGTTGGGAGATTCCTAATTTAGGTCCTCTAGGCGCCGTATCATTTCAACGACTTTTTAATACAGAGATTGCAAAGTTTTTGAGTAAGCGAATTGATGCACCTATTGAAATGGATGGTGACGATCTTATGGTGCAAAAACTCTTTGTAGGTTCTGATGGAGAAGCCCGTGAAGAGGGTAAAGTGAGTGTTTCAATTACCTATAGTCTAGAGAATGTTGCAGTTGGTCATACTGCAATTAATATTATTGCCGGTCAAAAGGCTCCTGGTTTTGCGTTCTCTTCTGAATTGTCAGATGAAGAAGCTCAAGCGTTTATGCAAGAGGTTATTGATTATTTTAATGCAGAAGTTAAAGATCAGTTTGTAGCTACTACGAAGATTGTTGTATAATGATTGTTAAATATTACGGTGTAGAAGATAACGTTTGCGAGTGGAACTACTTGCAAGGGATTATCAAACATCTCACAGATAAGGTTGATGCTCTAACTCTTCATATTGTAAGCGTAACCCCAGAGTGGGATCGTAGAGATGAAGTTGTACTTAGTGAGACAACCCGTAATGTTATACTCGCGGTACATGATGAATATATGACCGATTGCATTCTTGATGAGTGGAAGAATCGTGATGATGTATTAGTATTTAAATCATACCTACTACCAGATCAGGCAGAGAATAATGTCTTTCCACTGCCATTAGGTTATAATAAAAAGCATAGGAAACTAAAAAATAGGCCTATTGAAGAACGACCTGTAGATGTATTTTTTTCTGGTCATATGGCATCACAAAATCGAGTAGATTATATGGATCCTATAATTAAGTTCTTTACAGATTTAAAAACACATAAACATCTTAAGCTAGATATTAATATTACAAAAGGCTTCAATATGGGATTTGATCCAGCAAAATACTCAGAGCGTTTACATAACTCAAAGATAGTCATTTGCCCAGCAGGTAATGTAAGTATGGAAACCTTCCGGCATTATGAAGGCTTACGAAGTGGTACGGTTGTTGTATCTCCTAGATTGCCTCAAAATGAAATATATAAAGATAGTTATATTGTACAAGTAGATGATTGGGTAAACGATACAGGTAATGTAATTGTGGATTTGCTTTCTGATATAGATATGTTACAATTAGTTAAGGATCAGCAAGATAGTGATTATAATACTCGTTATAGTGTTAAAGCTGTTGCAGAATTTATTTGCTCTAAACTATGAACTTTTTTCAACTACAGAACAAACTCTTCTTCTCTGATAAAAGGAAGCAGCCGGATTATTTAGATTCAGAAGGGGAGCATGCATTTGTACCATTCTTACTTAATAGGTGGTTTTCAATGTATAGTAAGGACACAGTATCTTTTGCAAATAATATTCTTAATAAGTATGGTGGTATCTTTGATGATAAGCAAAGAACGTATCGTCTTTATTATAATGTAATACCTCGTCTTCAGTTTAAACGTATTAATTACGTAAAGAAAAGGAAGAAGGATAAGACTGAAGAAGTTGAGCATCTAGAGCTTATAGCAAAGAATAAGCATATTTCGGTTAGAGAGTTAAAATCTTATATGGAAATGTAAGTTGATTATTTTAAAACACTAGCTAAATATCTATATGCCTGCACATGAAAGTATTGACCGTCTACCTTCTCAGAAACATCTAATTGACCTCTCTACACATAGTGAAGGTGATATTGGTCTTACGGATGATTTTGAATTAAATTTTATCTTTGATGATATTCTACTTGTAGAATATGTTGATGAAAATGACGAGGGAGAAATTCAACGTAATGGAATTTTTGTTCCAACTAACGCTGTTACAAAAGCTTGGCGTAAGGCTAGAGTCATTCTTACAGGACCAAAAACTGAGTATGTTAAAGAAGGTGATATTGTTATCTTCCCTAACAATTTAGGAGTTAGTATTTCTAATCTAGATATAAATGGTAAGAAACTTAAAAAGGGTATCTTCTTAAATGAAGATCGCTTGTTTGGTATTTGCACACTTAAGGAGTGATTGTTCAAAGGTCAGCGTTGGATAGCATACTTTTGAACAATGTATGTGATGTTCGATTTGTAAGACGTGATCCGAGACCGGGCGATGTTGCAACAAGGCGTATGCTTTGCACAAAATCATATGATCTTTTAAACTCTGTAAATGGAAGAACTACATTAAACTACAGACCACCAAAAGGCCCAAAAAAGATTAATGAAGCAGCAGATAACTTATTAGTGGTGTGGGATATATTACTGCAGAATTATAGAACTATTAACTGTAATCAAGTTGATCTAATTAAAGAGATTCCAGCTTCAGAGTTCTGGCCTTATTTTAACGAAAACATCTACCCTATGTCAGCTGAGCAAAAAGCTGGTTATCTGAACTCATGACTACATCACTTGAAAACTTTTCTGAATATATTAAACCTTATTTGCTAGAAACTATAGTAATTAAGACTGATAAGAAGATTATTCGGAAAGGTAAACTTAAAATATTTCAAGTTAAACAGCATTATGCAAGATTAACTTTAGAGGATGGCGAACGGACCCGTATATATGAAGTACCTTACCCTTATGATATTAGTAAAGAAGGTACTGTAACAACTCTTAACTACAAGACTAAGATATTTTTAAATATACAAGATTTAGATTTACAGGTTAAGTTGTTAGATTCATCTAAGAAGTCAAAACTGTATGATGAATTAGTTTACATTCTACCGCTAAGAGACGTTGATTAATATAGTTAGTAGACTACAATTAGTTTAGTGATATCTAGACTACTACAAAAATTTCCAGAAGGTTATGATCCTAACCCTTCACAAGTAAAGCTTCTCAAGAATATAGATGATGCTTTTGATAATGGACATAAGTTTGTTATTTGTAACGCGCCGACAGGTTCAGGTAAATCGTTTGTATCTAAGACCTTAGGTAACGCGTCCGATAGTAGTAGTAAAGAGTTTAGAGATATTGTTACTAGCTACTTAGCATACAAGCGTTCTTCTACTGGGTACAATTATGAAGAAGATTGTGATAACG